TAATTTTTTACCGCCACTATTACAAGTCCAACAATGCCACTTTTGAGTTTCGGTATTAACCTGTAACTTTTGTTTATGATGGTGACAAAACGGGCAGTAAAAAGCCAGTTCATTTCCTCTTAATGTAGAATGTGTACCCAATACGGAGTATAGGGTAGTTACTACCTTATTTTTATCATTTATACTTAACACATATGTAATATACGAAAAATATTTGATATTTCCAAACGATTTATTCGTTAAACCAATCCTCCGGTATATGCTTATCTGCGTATTTAAACCCATATTTCTTACACCAATCGGCGTAGGTTGTTTTGGATTTTTTATTGATTTTATTACCGGAATTGGTAAATACAAAGCGAATATCTAATTCAGGATGCTGTTGCTTTACTAAAAGGTGTTTTTTTCTATCTGTTAATACAAACCTACCTTTCGTTTCAACAAATATTCCATTAGGAAGTAGAAAATCGGGGTGGTATGTGTGTTCGGACGCAGGAATAGAATATGGTACCTTTTCGGTTTCATATTCTACTTTAATTCCTTTGCTATCTATTTGATTGGATATTGTTTCTTCAAGCCCAGATTTGAACCCATTCGCACGGGCTACCCATTTGGCTGATTTTTTTGTAACTTTTTTGAACATGATATTAATTTATCTCTTAACTGTATCAGAATATTTTACATTGTTGATTTCACCGAGTCTACCAACTTTGAATTTGTCTGCAGTAAGAACTTGTTCATCAGCTTTTTGTAAGTCATCTGTGCTATAAGGAGTTTCCCGTGCACGTCCTACAGCGTAAGTGATTTTATCTACACCTAATTCTGATTTCCTTTGTGCGTATATGTCTAAAAGACTTTGTGCTTGAGCTGCCATAGTGTTATATTTTTATATAAATATTAAAAAATTAGAATTACATATCAAAACGAACCAAAAAGTTTACGGGCATATTATGCATGGATTTTATTGGTTTAGGTAATTTTGCCACCGCAACTAAATCCATATTATCATCATAAAGTCCGATTGTGGTTATCATTGGCATTAGGTAAGAGCCTGTGGGGTCTGATTTTTCGTATGCTTCCCATTGTTCAAAACCACCTGAAACTGCCGAATTTACTGAACTTATATATGCATAATCCATTAAACCATCTTGACTTAATACTTGTCTTTTACGAACATATTTTACACCTGGCTTTGTTATAACCTTTACATTACCTTCGTATGTAGTTTGGAACCATTCAGTTTCAGCTCCAGTACTAATAACTGCGGTAGGATTTGTTGAAGTATTAAATTCTTGTTCATTTACAACACAAAGATATTCATGTTCATATATTGTTTCGGTTGATTTATACTCCAAACTCCAACTAGATTGTAATACTTGCGTTGTATCTCTTGTTAAAACTATGAGTCCTTGATTATAAAAAACATTTCCTTTTTGTAATCCAGTAGGTGGGCTATCTAAAAAAGGAAGATTTTGAATATACATTAGAGAAGGTGTTGCATTAGAATCCCAGCTATACATCATAGCCGAATATTGATCTGATGGGTTTACACTATATGCTGGGTAAGTTACTACTACTTGACCTGTATTCATATCCCAAGTAGTTGATTCAACCGAACACGAATATGGTGTACCAGTATAATAATTTGTAAAGTTAAACTCACCGGTATTAAAATCTAAAAGGCTTACATCGATTATATCAAGATAATCATAACCAATATTACTAAATCCATCATCAACATATATAGTCCCATTAGCATTTAATTTAACTGATCCGGGTTTAATACCATCACCAACAAATCTTTGTGGAATTGATATGATTGTTGCACTACCACTTAAAAACCTTTCGGTTGTTAGCGGACTATCTGCATTATAAACATTTGTTTTATAACCACTCCTTATAAATACATTATCTTCTGTTCCATTATAAAATTGTGCCCTTAATTGACCATAAAGAGCATTTTGATAAAACGATAAACCATTAGCTGATGCTGTAAGTGTCGAAGTATAATCAGCTTCAAAAGCACTTAATACGGAAACATCGGTTGAACCCGAAACAAATGTCCAAGTTTTATATGCCTTAAAAGGACGAATTGAAATATCTGATTTTGGTATTCTTTTTAACATACACTTATAAATATCCTTCTAACTAAAAACCCACCAGCTTGGGTGGGTTAATATATATTGGTTATTGTTTTTAGAAATCCAACTTTACTTTTATTGCTACTTCTTTATCAAAAGTTTTTTCTATAGGTCTACTTGTTTTAGCTACTGCCAATAACTCATTTGCATCATCGTAAAGTCCAACTGTAGTTATATAAACATGCGGGTCTCTTTCAAAAGCACCCTGAACAAATTGACCAGTCGATCCTGTTACGAATGTTGGGTTATTTGAGAAATTAAATTCTCTATTGTTTGCTCTTATAAAATAATGTGAGGTAGATACGTTTTCAGTTCTACGAGCTTGAAAATCAGCACCGGTACTAATTGTTGATATTAGTAATCTACTACCAGATCCTGCGGTATTATTAAAATAAACCCCAGCAGATGATGTATTTGCTGATACTAAATTTGCTAAAGAAGATTTACTACTAATTGCTTCAGCATTTAGAATTATAACACCAAAATCCGGATAAAATAAACCATATCCTTGTCCATTAGATGAAGTATATGATGTGATAGTTGCACCTCCTGCAGTTCCTATATTCAAATCGCCTTCTACTATATTATAAATCCTACCTGCAGTCGTTACAGATTCATCTGTACCACCACTATCATCTATTAAATTATAGGTCCCCATATCTATTGAAATATTTCCCGGATCCAATCTTTCTCTATACCTTGCACGATTTACATTGATTGCGTATATTTGTTGAACATCATATGCGTTTGGTGTTGAACCACTGTATACAGTAAAATATGGATCTGTTGAACCCAACAATACATTTCTGAATTGATTATAAACAGCTTTACTAGCTACAACAGAGTTTTCATCATCTGCTATTGATGGCGAACCATATCCCCTTACATCACCAAATGCAACAGAGAATTGAACTTCTGCATCGCTTGATGAAGTGGCCTTATTATATACATCTATATAATATTTACCACTATTACTATTTATTTGATTGGTTGATGTGTAAAGTATTCCCAATGAACCAGTATCTCCACTCCAAATTCCAGTTGTTACTACTTCGGTTTTATTTGTAATCTTATCATTAGTCAAAAATCTTTTATAAATACCATTTGATATAGTATTCATATCGGAACTAATTTGTTCATTTTGACCAAGGAATTGATTTACAATTTTAACCATTTCATTGGTATCTATTGGTGTACCTGCTGTATTAGCTGCTCCTGCTAAATATTTTGAAAGGTTGCTTGCTAAAAGGGCTCCTCTATTATCTCTAATTATTGCCATTGTATATTATTATTTTGTATAGTTTACATATGTTACTGTTACTGGAATAGTTTGTGAACCACCGGTTTCATTACCATAAACAGTTATAGTTGTTCTTATGGTTGATGTGAGAGATGGATTAGGAATAAACTTAAAGCTTAAACCTTTAGCGATAGCAGCTGTTGCTGATACATCATCACCAATGAATACTGGAACAGTTCCTACATCAGAAGTTACTCCTTCGCCGATAATATCACCTGCATTTTTATTAGAAAGGATTATTGTATATCCTAAACTTCTATTACCTGCTGGCGATGTAGTAGGAGAAAGCGCAACCTCACCACTTCTTTGGTTTACTGAAATGTTTGGAACACCAAATTCTACAACCGGAATACGTGTTGTATTTTTTGGAAGAGTTACCAATTTATATTTCATTACCTGAGTTTCATCCGGATTAGCTTCCAATACAGGCATATTTTTTATTATTGTATCATAATATGCCGATCCAAGAGGATGTGCTGGTTCATAAAGAGAATAATCAATCTCATCATCTGCCAACGCAAATTGTGTAATGTTTAATCCCTGACCTGATGCTAACTTTTCTCTACCTTTTTTTGTGAGAATAGCATCGACTGTTAGTGTAGTGTTATCTAAATATCCCATAGTGTTGTATTATTATCGTTTGTTATAAATATAGATTTTATAAAAATTATTCTACTTCTAAAATTGGTTCAGAAGAATCTCTTGTCAAATTAACTCTTATAGTATTTGGATTAGTAGAGAATGTTTCAACCGGTTCTGCGCCATCTAACGTAGTACCAGCCGTATTTTTAGAACCTTTATAATAAGAATTTTGTAAACCTGTAGTTAAATCACTTGTATTTCTATGATGTGTTGGTAAATATCCATCTACGTTTATAACACTAATAATATTGTTATTTGCGGAAGGTGCTGGTGTTGCTACCGATGCGCTATCAAATGATTGTATTACTAATTTAGTTTCATAATCGTATGAAGATGTTGTGATAAATCCACCTCTCGAATCTCCCATTCCACTTGGTAATAAAACTGCATATTTATCAAAATACTTTATATTTTTTTCTACTACTAAATATGCCTGTATTCTTTCTTTTTTTAAACGATTATATTGATCGAAATAAGTTCTAATAGCTGATCCATTTTGACAATAAATTCCAAACCCAATATCAACATATGGATTTGATTGAACTAATAATTTTTCTGCATTATCATCAGCTATTCCTGTTATAGTGGGGTTTTCAAACTTAGCATCAATAATTGTTTCATAATTTTCCGATTCAGCTGATGGAGTTACATTATCATTTGCATTTATTAATCCATCATATTGTTCGTTTTCAGCTTCCACCGGCCAATCAAAAGTTATTGTACTTTCGTATTGATTATTTTCAGCTTCTACTGGCCACTCCAACGTAATTGTACTTTCGTATTGATCATTTTCACCCAAAGTAACTACAGTTGATGATACATTTCCTTCATAGTAATTGTTTGAACCGGTTGGTTTTTCGTATTGATATTTACTTCTCTCTAAAAAATGTGGTTCAATTAATAATCCGGTTGTTACTCTTACTCTAGCTGGTAACATTTTCTTAAGATCATCAAACATTGCCCTCTCATACATTCTGACAAGGTCAATATATTCGTAAATGTTTCTATTCTTTATTCTATCAAAATAATAATTTCTTAAACCACCTAACTTATTATATGTTGGTTTATATCTGTCCGATGGGTCACCAATAAATTCATTAAGTGATTCTGCGCCCATTGATTTTGCTATATCAAAGTTTAATTCCTTTGTAGGTGAGAAGAATAATCCTACACGATTGGAATCAAGAGGGCCCGTTTGAATTGCTTTTTTGGTTGCCCTATGCCTTGGTGATAAATCGGAAATTAGTGATTGTTCTTCAAATCTTACTTTGTTACTTGAATATCTTGAAACGCCAATATCAGGCATTTCAATTAAAGAGTTTCTATCTATTGCTTCAAATTGATACGGCCAGACTGTTGGGATTGGGTTATTAAATGTTGTTCCGTTTGTAGTTATAAGAGGAACACCAGTCCGGCCGGTAGTAATACCGGTTGATGTATTATTATCTTCATAATAATTTCTACTATTAGTTCCTAAACTTATAATAGGCGCAACATTTATAAAACGTGTGACCCCACCACCTAACATTTGTTTTGGATATTCAAAATCAAGTCTAACATCTAAATCGGTAATTGATGCCGAAATATGATTACCATTTATCATTTCTGGATAAAAAACATGATCACGAAATACACTACTACTTAGATGTGTATTCCACATCCTAAATTCATCTACACTTCCACTAAACCCAACATTATCATATCCTATAAATAATGTAGTTGGAACCCCGGCCGATCCTGAGATTGATTCATAAAATATTACTCGATCTCCTTCGGTTTGCATCGTAGTTAATTCTGTTTGAGAACCATTATCTGAAATACATACACCTGTAAACTTACCATTAAAAAGTGGTAATAATGATGTTTCTAAAGAACCATATTTTAATTTACCATATTGGTCTCCAGTGGAACCACTTATTATTAAATGTTGTCCGCCTGATGTTTTGAATATCAAATATGCATTATTTTGTGCATATGCCGGTTTAAAAAATATTTCAATAGCTTTTGTTGCACTATTTCCTATACCAATTTTTGAACTACCATTTAACGTAACAGCATAACTACAATTATCTATAAGAACTTTATTCTTAAATTCATCAGTTGCTTCAGGCCCCCCGAATTCCATTACTGAAAGATTACATGAAGGAACCCCATAACATGCCATAAGAGCATAAATACCTTTACGTGTACCTTTATGTTTTAGTAGATATGGTAAGTTGTTTATTATACGTCTCCATACTTCATTTGAACGTTTTTTTGAAGATGTTACCTCTTTTGTATTACCATTTTCATCTTCTCCAAATGCATAATCCCAAAGTTTGGAGTCTGCACCAAGCGGAATTGCATCCCAACTAAATCCCTTTAACCAATCGTATAGTAGTTTATCAGCAACACCGGCCTCACTCTTATAACCCAATCCCCTACTACGTTCAATTGCTTTTGTATAATAGTAGATATTATCAAAATGATGTCCTACCATTGAGAAGAATAATAAGAAGTTTTCATTCTCAGGGTTTACTCTGATATATTGTGGTATGTTATTGATTAACCAATTTTGGTTTTCTAAATCATATTTTTCAGCCAATCCAACTACTCTATCATACCAATTAATAACTTTACTATTTGTTGAAGGTAGTCTAACAGAACTACTAAAAGGCCATGTCATTGACTCACTACCAGTAGAGGACCATATTGAGGATGATGTATAAAGGAATGTTTCAAACCCGTCAAACCCCTGTATTAATGATGATTTTTTGGCTTTTTGTCTTTCTATTTCTTGTTGTCCGGCCAAAGATGCTGTTTGTGCACCAAAAGAAGCGCTTACTAAAAGTGTTTCATAATTCTCTATTAATTGTACCTTATAGATAAAGTTATTAACACGTTCTCCGGCCGAACTAAAATGTACAAAATTATCCCAAAGATATTCCGTAGTACCACTTACGATTTCTCCGGTTGCATATTCTATATTTAGCGTTGCGGTGTCTAAATTTGATTGACTTAGATATGTTTGTATGAGATTAGTGGAACTTGAAGAACTTAATATAAGATTATCAAGAGATTCATAATCGGTACCTTTACCCATTACATAATCAATATCTATATCAAAATTAGGGCCCTTTATTGGAGGACATTCAAGTAAAGCTTGCTCATTTAGAATAATTGTTTCAACAAGCGGATTAGTCATTAACTTACTAACCCATATAGTTTGATTAGGTTGTACTCCCTCAGGTAGTGGCGTATAAAGTTTAAGAATTACTGATTTAACTTCTTTAGTTACAATTTCGTTATCAAACTCATCGGTTCCTTTTTCTGAAAGAGTCCAGTTATCATTTTCCCAAGAAGAAATTAGTACATGTTCATCGTTACCAAAATTAACTAAGTGTGTAAGATTTTTACTTTCCTTTTCTGGCTCTTGAAATCCTATTTTTTCAATGAAAGCATCGTAGATAGATTTGCGAATAATATCTTCATCTAACTTTACCAATGGATAAATGATTTGAGTAGAAATCTCATAATCATTACCTATTAATTCTACAGCTCCACCTCTATTATATGGTTTGAATATAAGGGTAACATTATCATTACCATTCCATTGTGAGAATTTAACTGCTAAATCCCTTATATTAATTTTGAATGAACCTTTTGGGGTTAAACTTTTATAAAGAGATACTTTTGTTTTATCTTTTAAAATCAAATCCACATCAACACTTGTTGCTGCAAATGTTTCATATTCTACATCCCACTCAATATTACCATCGGAAAATGACGGTATATCTATTGTTTGAGGGTGTAGTATACCAACAACGGATGGGAAATCGTTTACTGCTTTGAAATTTAAAGTAACTTCATATCGTTCACCCGTACCATACTCATTGCTTTCAGGTACTAATATAATTCGTTTTGTGCCATACACCCCATTGAAATCCTTTTTAAAAGATAGTTCTACAAATCCCTTTGCAGGCTCTACTTTTATTATCTTATCAGTTGTAAGATATACATTAACTACGTCGGCATTTGTAGATCCAAACATCAGATTGAATATACCATCTGTATCTGAATCTTTTATTTCTTTTTCAAATTGAAGACCACCTAATGCTAATTCCGGCTTTGGATAAGTTATTACCTTTTCAAATTCAATATGAATATGAATATGTGATAATAATTCTTTTGCTGTAGCTGTAAATTCTAATCCAACCTCTTTCCAATTTTCCGTAGTTTTATCGGTTGGAATTATTGGTAGTCTTCTATTATTGGCATCTCTTATGTTTTTAGCAGTAATAGAGTCGCTTTTAATTGTAAGGCCATGAACCAATGATAACCCATCATCATTTACTATGATATTACTTTTTTTAGCAATAGTACCGATTCCTTCAAATACATCGTTTTCAAAATTCAAACCAGAAAGTAGATTTTTTGTTTTTGAAGGCCTTCTGTTGGGTGAATTTGTTGAATATCTTATAAAATTTACATGATAATCATCACCAATATCACCGGAAATTTTAAAGTGCACTTCTGCATCTTTTGCATTAAGAGATTCTATTGTTTCTAAATCATTATTATTATCGGATAACTTTATACTACCTTCTTTTAGAAATTGTCCTGATGGTGTTACTATTTTATATTCAAGATATACTTTATCACCTAATTCATTTTGTAAATTAGAACTAAAATTAACTTCATATTCTAATTTTTGAGAATCTGATTTTGTTTCTATATCCAACTCAAGTTTTGCATCACCAAATTCAAATCTTAAATCAACAACACCAGCTGTAGATTGAACTCTCCTTTCTGATTTGAATTTATATTTTGGACTTGATACTAAGCCACGACGTCTTCCTCCTTCATTATCTAATTCATATTCTTTTATTAGAATATTTTCTCTATGTAGATAATCAAGCGCGCTTGGTGGTTTAGTGGCTCCACCTGCGGTTGAATTATATGTAAAATGAAATGTATTTGCTATTGCGGTCCGCATTGATGCGGGCGCAGATGTAACACCATCCGTTTGTGTATTTGTGGTATTGTAATCTGCGGAATTACTAAATGTTTTTTCTATTTGTACAACAAAGTAATTTTTGGATTGCTTTCCTTTAATTACCGCCTGATATGTTTTTTGTGTACCAAATGAATAATAATTCCTATTTAGAATTACACTTTTACCAATGCCTACGGCAGTTTTATCTTCATTAAATGAAACAACTGAATCCGCTATAAGATTTATTTTTATACCACCATTGTTAGAATATGATGGTGGAACATATGCGGGGTTTATGGGAGCTCCACCCATTCCAGTAGCCGTTGTATAGATATTAGCACCACTATAACCACCATCAGATTGTTGCTCCGATTGTCTTATTGTTGGATTTCCTTCTACGTCTATTGCTCTTATTGGCATCTATTGGTTTTATATAAATATTTTATTTAATAATAAATCAATTTACTAACACTCACATCCCAGTATCTAAAGAATTTATTGGTGATGTGGTATCGCCTCTATTTACTAGTGCTCTAGATGTTCCTCTAGCAGCTGTTGTATTTGTGGAAGTATTTGTATTTGGTTGAATTTCAATATTTGTTTTTGTTGATTTAGTAGGTAATGCTCCCCTTTCCGGTATCAAATCCGACACAGGCATAGGTGCTATATCTCTCGTATCAATAGTTTGACATACTTTTCCTTTTGTTATATTCCATTCACGTTTCGGAACCCTACCAGCTTTAACATCATCGGCAGTTATCAATCCATTTGCTAATTTACTACGATTTGATAATCCTGCCGTAGTTGAAACCGTTCCTTCTTTTGCACAAACTGTAAACGATTGACCTGATGCGACTTTCTTTTCAACTTTTTGTCCACTTACATCTATAAATGTAAATGTTAGAGAACCATTATTTTTATTATTTTTAAGTGTATAATGAAAATGGCCAACAGCATTAGGTACTTGAATTTGCGGTGGCATTGGTGTTGGTGTTGGTAAAATAGTAGGGAATGTCGTTAATACATCAACCCGTGCAGTTTGGAATGAATCCAAATTATTTTGAATTTGTTTAGATTGTTCAACTGCTTTAAATTCCTCTGGTGTTTCTTCAACACGAAAATCACGTCTTTTAAGAAATGATGTATTTACTTCAATAACATTTCTTAAAATATTTTCCATTTCATTAACCATCGGGTCAAAATCATACTGGTCACAATCTTCAAAACGAATTCCCGATTGAAGTCCAAAAGCTGAACTAGTTATATCGTAATTACGATTTGTAAGATAATATGTTACCGAATCCCTGTATTGTTCGTATATTGTTGTTGCTAATTTATCAAAATCCCTTAATCCAAAATCCTTACGAATTAAATTGAAATAATCTTTACCATATTTTGATTCTAAACTTGATTTTATTTTATCCATAAAAATTCCTTCAAATGAATAAAGAGAATCCAATATTGATTTTCTATAATATTTAAAATCCCTATTCAGATTAGAAAGATTGTCTAAATCTTTTGTGTTTTGTTCGTTTATAAATTGATTTGAAGTTTTAAGTGGAACTATTCGGATTTCATTACGTGTTGCTGATATTTCTTGAATCCAAGCTCTACGAATTTCATTTTCACTACCAACTCTATTACGAATAAAATTAAAATTAACACGTAATATTCCATTTGTAAATCCTAAATCACTAAGTAGTTTTTCAACATCAATAGCAACTTCTTTTTTCCCACGAGTATTAGTTACATTATATACATATTCTTTTATTTCACCACTTTTTATATATGCAACGGTTTCACCTGATTTTTGCGGAAGAAGATTATTATTAATATCATAAACAGATACTTCCATAACATCATACTTACAATCTCCAAAATCAGAATCTTCTATTTCTGACTTGGAAACGATAAATAAATCCTTATCCTGAATGAATTTGCCTTCATTGTCCGTTTTTTGATTTATCTTCTCAAAGTTCGTATATTTTTTAATACTCATATTTTTCTATCTATTATAGCTCTTTATATTGTTCACGACATCTTGTTAGGAACTTCTTAGTATCTACAGACCCATCATATCTTTTTACAGATATCACCAATGCACCATTACGATCCTGACTATGGCCTTTATAATCATAAGGCAATGCGTATTCAAATTGTAATTCAATATCTTCGGATTCACCACCCTGTATAGTAAATTGTGTTTTTGGAAACTTAAAGAAATACCCTTCATTCATAGTGTGCTCTAATTGTATTTCAACCGGTTGTTTATCATTATTTGTAAACTTAATTGAACTACCTCTATCCCATCTCCATTCATGACCACTACCATTCGCCCAAGTCGCGTGGATTTTGGGTTCAGTTTTCGGCCCCGGAGGATTAAAATCAACAATTACAACACTGTTCATTACAGTACCACCCGTAGCCGCTGCCAAATTAGTTGTGGATTGCTGAATAGCTTGTTGCTGTTGAACTGCGCCAAGTTGTGCTTGCAATCCTTCAATAATTGAGTTTAATGAATCTATTTGTTTAATAAGCGCTTCAACCTGAACTCTGAACCCAGCGTTTTGAGATTGTAAAGATGCACGAAGAATAGATTCCTCTACCGACTTTTGAATTGCAGATTGTATTTGATTTGCAAAGTCTTCAATCGTTTTTGAGAGTGATGCCAGTTGATTAGAGAGAGCATCGTTTGTTTGCTCAATAGTTAATCGGTTATTTACTTCCGTTTCCACCTGAGCTTCTAAAGAACTTATTTGTGAATTCAAATCCGATATTTGTTCATTGAGTTGTCTAACTTGATTTGACAAATCAGCCACTAATACCACTTGCTCATCATAAAGTGGTTTTGGAACCAAATCTCTCCTTACAGTTGGTATGTTTGGTTTTAATTCTTTTATCTCTATATCAATTGCCTTTGTTATTTCATCTTTATCTAACTTAGGTCTATTGATTGATTTGAATACTAATGAAGATGCACTATCCACATCATCAACTATGGTTATACCATAATCGTTCTTTTTGGATGCCATCGAACCTGAACGCATTAGAATATCTTCAAGTTCTTCACTCTTTTTTTGTTCCAGTTTTTGGGCAATTGATTCTAATGATGTTTGTACTTTCATTATACTATTTCAAATATATAGTTGTTATCTACCAATGTTGTTGTTCCTGATTTAACTATTTTTAATTTTAATTTATAAAATCTTCCAATTGGAAGTGTACTTAAATCTAAATAAAAATAATTACTTGTCGAATCACAACTTATCTTCGTATATTCTCCAAATGGAAAATATGGTTCACCTGTTATGTAATCTTCCAACTGATAATAAGTAGTTGCTGGAAGATATTTTGATTGGTCGTAAGCAAATGTTGTACCAAAGCTTTTTGCAGGGTACATATCACGTCCCTTTACTCTTATTTTAACTTTTGAATCTTTAAAATATTTTGATTTAAGATTTGTTAGTAAAATTTTAAAATCTTCGGAGGCCTCACCTACCACAGGTAAAAGACTGCCCGTATTAAATGTACTATCATCCCAAACTACTTCTAATGTTGGTTCGTATATTGTTCCGGTTTCTTTTGAATAAAATCTTAATACACCATAATCTAATGAATCAATTTCATTATTCAAACCATGTCTTAAAATAAATCCATTATTTACAACGGAGCCATTCAACCACATATTTAAAATATCTGTAACATTCATACGAATATCATCCGGCTCATATGAAAATGTTTGAGATGCTTCGGATGCCGTATACCATACTCCGCCTTCCGCATTTGCTGAACCCGTTACATTGAGTGCGTAAACAGCACTACCACCAACGGTGTTTTCTTGCCATTTGTTTACACCATCACGATATCTCCAACTAACACCCTGTTGAACACTAGCTGATAGATTGAGGCTGGCTGACATGTTTTGGAATTTGGAGAATTGTCCCATATCCCAACTTTCTGATACCGCATTACAATATATTGTATAATCTAATGGCAATCCTTCGGATTTGGTAGATTTAAGGTTTAGATACACATCCCAATCACCGGTTATTTCACCTGAAGCAATTGACGCGGAAAGATTTGTAATATCAAACTTAATTAGAGTTCTATAAACATCTCTTAGTTCTCCATAATATATTTTTCCAATTTCTAAAATAGGATCTCGACCAGCATTTTGTGTTGGCTGTTGTAGATATACCGAAGCATCGTATTTTGATGTATAAAATTTATGCATTATTGTTTAATATTTTTTATAGTGCTCGTCCTTTTATGTCTTTATTTGGATATTTAACTTCAAAAACGCAAGGGTCTAAAGAAGGATAAATTATTTTACCAACCGTTGCTGATTGTATATTGTAACGATTTGGTGAATAATTACCATCACCACCACATAGATTAGTTATTTCAACTTTTGAAACACTCATTACTCCTTCCACATTTGCTAATATTAATTCTATTTCTGAAAGATTTATTGGTTTATTAAATGTCCAATTATCTATATTAAAATAATTTTGAATTTCTACTAAACAATTAGCAAGAACTTCTCTTTTATTATAATTTGAATAAACCATTATATCAAAATCACAACCAACATTAACAATAAATCCATTAATTATATTAACAGCATCGGTAATCATTCTATGCTCTGATAGGTATGTTTTAATATTTTCTTTTAATGCATCATTTGCCATAGTTAATTTTTTATTACTATCATATGATAAAATATACATATTAATTGCAAATGGATTATTTGTTTGATTTACATTTGATTTTTTTTCTTTTATAAATTTGCTCAATTCTAGTTGAATTTGTCCTCTATCTAATTCTTTAATCCTATCTACCAAATTTGTAAATTCAGTAAGAACCTTTGGATTTGATAGAATGGAATCGGCTGTTGCATTATCTGCTTCCATATCAGCTGATACGTGAACTTTTGCTACGCTACCATATCTTTCAGGCATACTTAATGCACGAACAATATAATCTTGTCTAGTTACTGCACGATTTTGTGAACCAAACGTTGCTAATGCATTTTGCCTAATTTCTTCTATTGGTTCCGAGCCCCTACCACCAATCGCCGGTTCAAGGTTCTCCACAGCTACTGATGATTTTGTTGCATTATAAGTAGCTGGGTTTGCAACCGACATCAAATCTTCTTCAAATTCTATACGAGTTATATTTGTTAAATCAGATGTATTAATATTAGATTCAACGCCGCCACCGATTAGGTATTTTATATTTAATGTTTGGCCGGCCGGAGTTATACCAAATGTTCCTGTTTTAAGAAAATTAGATGGGTCAATTGATGAGTTTAATCTTTTAATTGCATTTGTTGTTCCTAATCCTACATTTTTTGTATTAGGTAGAATTATATCATCATCCAAATTAGAATCACCACTACCAAATTGAATTTCTATTGTGTTATCAGAATTTACTTTTGTTGAAAATCTTTTTGGAACTTTTTGAACCTCAAGAATATAAGGAACCTCTGCTACATATTCGGAAACTTGTCCATTGGCATTTGTATTTGGCTTTTCTATAAATATACTTTCTTGTGCCAAATACGGAACTTCGTACCACCTCTCATTTGTGTTAGTATCGGTTATTGATATTATTTCAATAAAATTTTTATCTCCTAAACTAATAGTTGGATATTCTTTTGATGCATTAGATACAGTTACCGTAGTTTCTACTTGTCTTCCGGATATTGCTTTTACTCTTTTTGTAATTAAATAAAATGTTGGTTGACCTGTTGTGGTATCTCTACTATAAACGGACGTTTCTCTATTATTAGGATTTGCAAAATCTACACTTTCTACACTTCTAAAAACTATATTTGAATTAGATGTAGCAGATACTTCCAATCCATCTTTTATTTTAAGATAATACGATTCATCTGGTTCTGTAGTTGACCCTACCGTTTTGGCAGGAACAAGCTGATAAACAGTTAAGTTTGTTACCGCAGGTGTTGAGATTTTTGGTTTATATCCCATAGCTTGTGCTAATGCAACTAAATTCTTTCTTTCAGTTGCATGCATCAATAGAGATTCTTTTAATTGTGTATCTTGGTAAAAAGATAACACATCGCCCACATATGCTGCCATTTCAACGAAGACCATACCAGGTGAGGCCTCATTAAAATCCGAATATACGTTTGGAAAATATGATTTAGTAAAATCAATAAGATTTTGTCTTAGCTGGCCAAAGTCTTTACCAACATAATTTATTGTTTTATTATTTCCCCAATTTTTTTTATTACTCTTTATTGCCATTATGCGTTTACATTTACGGTTATATTATCTCTTATATTCGGATTAGATTTAAGAGCAAAATTAATTTCAACAGTAAATCCGTTCCTGTCTATATCGTTTTCATCATATTCCAAAAAGATTTGAGTGATTTCAATATAAGGAAGCCATACTGAAACGGCATCCATTATCGTTTGTTCAACTCTAGAATCAATCTCATCTTCTACAATTTGTTCAAATAGTAATTTCCATATATCACAACCAAAATCAGGCTGTGCTACTCTTTCACCTTTTTTAGTAAGAACTAAATTTATTAAATTGTTTTTGGCTTGTTGGATAGTAGTATAATTCACACTAAAAGCACCACCTGTATTAGATGATTGATTTATTCCTATGCCTAAAATTTTATAAGCATTTTCTTCTAAATCGGTTACATTAACCCTACCTAAATTTATGGCCATTACTTAAATCTTTTTACTAATTCACTATAATCTCTGCTCAATGCTTTTGTTAATGCATCAACACCAGCATTATCTGCTGTAGGGATTTGCTGTTGAGGTATCTCAGTTCCTCTATAATCCATCGTTTCCCAATCACCTTCCATTGATACGTTTGGTTGTATAGCATCTAATATGCTCCCTCCTGTTGCTCCACCCTCTACTCTTTCGGATGCACTGAATGGTGTAGTTTGGTTTAGAATCTCATTTATCATTGGATTCTTTGTAATTTGCTTTACAGGTTGTTTAAATTGTGGTTGCTCTGTTTTTGTAACTGATTGTTTTGGTTTGAATGATTCACTAACGGGTATCATCTTTTTAACGGATGTTCCGGTTGAATTGTTTAAAGTTATACGGCCAGATTTAATCAATTTGGCGATTTCTTCTTTTACTTGTTGTTTTACTTCGTTCTTAACAACCTCCTTAATCAGTGTCAATAAAATATCTGATTTCATAAATATACTTTTTAATAAATATCGAAAGTTAAAATTTAATAAATATTAGCACTTATTGTTATTAATATTGTTTTGTGCGTTTGTTTTATCGTTTATAGTTTGTCCACCTGTTATAGAAATCGTATTAGTATTACTTGGTAAGGGTATATTAACAATTCTCGCGCCTGATAGAGTTGTTGGCAAAATAAGACCTGTTGTAGGTAGTAATGTTACGTTTCCTATTGTAATTGGTTGTGGTGGATTTAATTTATCTTCTAATTCTTTTTGCGCATCTTCCGGCAATTTAGCACCCTTTTCTGGGTTAAGAAATTTACCTAAACCCATTGGTATACCAAACTTCGGAAGCATTGGTGGTATTGGTGGCCCGTTTCTAACATTATAACCTTGCCACATTAAAATACCCGGAGCAGGTGGTGCCGGTGGTGGGTATTGTGCCATTACCATCATAGTCCCACCTCTACTTAATAAATGTATTTTAGCAAAATTTATGAACGGGTCAATTAATATATTTGTTTTTGAATTAAATTTAAGACTTGGTGCTATGAAATGTATATTTGGTACAAATGGAATTTTCCCCATTATTTTTTGAGCTACTAAATTATCTATTTCAGCATCACTTGGTATTTTTGCTTTTACTTTTTGGTCAAATTCTTCTTTTGTAGGTATATTAGGTTCTTGAAAATCTGCAGGAAATGGTGATGTAGGGCTTTTACCATCCAACTTATCTTTTATATATTGTTTTACAACATCTTCACTTATGTTAAGTTGATTAACCATTTTTATTTATTATGGTTTTGTAGTTTTGTCATAAATTCAGTAGTTATAGCAGTTATAACAAATTCTTTTGCTGTTTCTTCCAATTGCTTCTTTAATTCTTTTTTGGCTTCCTCTTTTAATTTGTCAGTTAATTTTTTAATAATATCTTTTCGTTTTGGAAGTGGAGGAAATGGAATCTTAATAGATGGTTTGAATTGCGGACCTATAGATGGTTTCCGGTCTTTTAAAACTTTATATAAAGATATTGCTTCTTTTGCTGCAATAACGGCTGGTAGTTTTGCCAAATGAGTAGGTACCTTCTTACCTTTACTTAATTTTGTAGCTACTTCAAATGGTTTAAATTTACCACATTCCGTATCTTCAAGTTCAATAGTTTCTAATGCTTTCAATACCACCAATGCTGCAGCTGCCAGTATTTTATTTGTTGCTGCTGATTGTGCAAGTGATATTGGATTAGGAGAAATATTCATAACTGCTCCCGGCGATGGTGGAGTCATAACCCACCCAAGCGGTTTTATTAGAGGATTAGGAAATGGTGACATCTCTGCACCCATCCAATATGCATCAAATGCAGATGGGCAAATCTCTTTAAGAAGATTAAAGTTTTCACCATCACTCCGTTGTCCTTTTTTAAAAGCTCTTTTAAGTACATCTGCAAACCCCTTTTTATTGGCATTTAAAACAGGAACTCCATATATAAAATCTCCGCCTGATTTAATTGCTTTATCAAATTGGTCTGCAATAAACTCAGCTGCGGCATCGGTATCATTCGCAAATCTACCAGAAGCAAATGCCTTTAATACATTTATTCTATACCTTGCCCACATATTGTGTTATGTTTTACTTAAATAATTTCTTGCTGATAATAACGTATTAAGTTGCCCTTTAATTGCTGTAAATGCTGCTCTATTAGTAGGGCCGGGAGTTGTAGGACCTACGGGTGTCGCATAGACTTGTTGGTTTATAGCATCAATGAGTTGTCCTAATATTTTTACTAATTCCCCACCCAATACCATTTTTTGTACAGCTGCTCCTGCAGCACCTTCACCAGTATTCTTACCTAAATAAATCTTACCACCATTATCTGAATTAAGAAATATCTTATTACTTCCTTTTGAATGTAATGTTATATCTTTTTCATTATGTAGGTATATTTCTTTTGCCGCATCTACTGAAAATCTACCATCGGTTATTATACCCGTATTACCTTTACCCGTGATGATAAACTCTCTAGATTTTGATGCTAGGAGTATTTGGTCGGTGTTTATGAATATTCTATCACCGGTAAAATCCGAATCCTTTGGATAATCTTTGAATCCGATTTTTTCTTTTTTAATTGTACTATGATTATATGGTATTTTTACTTTATTAGATACTATATAAATTGATGAACCATCTTTATTTATATCTTCTTCCACCAATTCTCCAATCTTTTTATTAGTCGCATCTTCACTTTGACGATTACGAATTATTATAGAAGGAGATGCATCTTTTGAATCAGCTTCGGGTACTAAAAATGATTCCGAAAGTCTTATGCTATTACCAACTCTTCCTTGTAATATTGTATCGCCCTCTTTAGGTTTAAGAAATTTAATTTTCTCTTTTACAATATATTTTTTCTTTTGTGAATCAGATTGATTGGTTTGATTGTTTGGTGTACCGGTAGATTGTACATTTTTATATGAATCATTTTTATTTTCTGATTTTTGTAATGTTCTTTCCTTTGTGGCTTCGGAAGTTTTATAATCTTCTCTATAATTTGGATATTGTGTTACAGTATATGGTAACCAATAATATTCATCCGAATATTTTAATATTAAAACACTTTCACCTTGAATTGGAAATGTCATTATATTTTTATCAATAGGAAATGCATAATTCTCTAAATTAAGAGTTGAACCATGTGCCTGAAATATAATAGAACCTAAAAATCTGGAATCTTTTTCTCCAAAATTTTTATTATCATTATATATTTTAATATAATCGGTTTTGGTTTTTAATTCCAAAAAATCATTTTCTGTTAAAAGAACTTTTTTAACTGACGCTAAAAATATTTTAAAATTATCTAATTCAAAATTTGACATTATAATTTCTTTTTTATATCCTCTAATTCAATTTCAATATCGGTTATTTTTTCTTTATTTTTTTCCTCAACCGCATTGATTGTATCTTCCATATCCATAAGTAATTGATTCTTCTCTGCTTCACTTAACCAACCATCCTCACCAATACCCTTAGCTTCTGCGGCTGCAAGACGTTGAGCAATAGTTGCAAGTTTGACGAGATGTTCATCATTCTTAACAGAAACTTCAATGAGGTCTTTGATAATAGGAGCAATTACTGTAGCTTCACCTACGTTTTTTATTAATTTACGCAAGGATTCAATAAGTTCGGAAATGTTTTTCTTTTTATTAACCTGATTATCGTATATATCTCTGAATAATGATGATAAACTTTTACCATCAAATAATTGAAACTCTGTACTCATAAAGTATAATCTTTAATAATAATTATCAAAAATGATAGTTTTATACAGCAATATCACCTACTCGGTCAAATTCATTGTATAATTCCATTTGTTTTTGTTTCATTTTGTTGACAACCTTTGTTATATAGTGTGTGGGGTAACCTGTCATTTCTCTAACAAGTAGATATAATGATTTTTTATTAAAGTTTTCAATATATTGTGCTCTTCTGAATAATTCTAAAAGTGCATCGGCAATTTGAATATCTCTCTTTTTTGTAAAAAATGTTTCAAGGTGTTTATCCCAATATACTAACATACGTTTATTAAATGTACGATGTTCATCATTACGAACTTCTTCTCTAAAGTTATTTTCAGTGTCCCAGCTATCCGGCATTTTAGAAAGTATATCTGTATCTTTATAACGTTTGTAGTTAGCATTATTATTAAGAATAAGATAATTACGGGCCACAATAGTAAAATATGAGAATGCTTTCCCTTTACCATTTTTGTACATATGTATTTTTTCAATCATAAATGCAACCACCTCACACATTACATCCTTTGGTTCATCATCAAAATACGTAAATCCCCACTTATTATATACAATCTCTGCCAACTTATCAAACGCTGGTTTAATTTGCTCTTTGTATATTTTATCTTTTTCTCTTTGATTTTCTAATTCATTATATAATACAATAGCATTTTCTGTTTCTTTTGTAAAATATTGTTTTGAGTTTTTTTTACGTGGCATACTTAGTTTTGGTTTTTAAATCTTTCGATTGTTTCTTTAATTTGATAAAATATAGAACCTACTTCATCATCCTTCTCAAACATTTGGCGATTATCAATCTGCCTTAACGCTTCCAGTAATGCTTCGTTTCTTGTTAATTCATCTTCAATGAATTTATCATTTTCTTCAATAACATCTTCATATCTTTCTAATTTACGAAGAAGATTCAGATTAGAATAACACAATATGGTTATAATAATTCCTATCAGTATGTTGTATATCATAATTATATTATTTCATATCCTTTTAAAAAGTAATCATTTGCTTTTTTGTATTTCACTTCAACAAATTCACCCTGTGGGGATTTCATAAGAATTTTTTCGTTACGTCCATAATTAATTCTTTTTTTAACGGTAGTCGAATATATCCTATCACGAATGGTTATCCCGTCTAAGTGGTCAATTTCATGTTGTATTACAACTGTCCTAAGTGTTTCGGGTGATATTGATTCACCATCTCCATCACGGTTAATAGCAAATTCAATTTCACCCATATTATCCGTTTGAACTTTAATACTATTTGAACGAATAGTTTTAATTGGAGTTTCCATAGTTTTAGGAATAGAAAGACATCCTTCGTAAAAAAGAAAACCTTCTGTATCTCTATATGTTATATATGGATTTACTAAAAATAATTCATCTCCATCAACCTTTATCAGGCATGCTCTTTTACGAATTCCAATTTGATTTGCTGAAAGACCTAATCCACCAATTCCTTCAAGCTTACTAAGTGTTTCCGAAAGCTTTTTATGGAGTTCATCCATTTCAGCCGTAGTGAATTCGGTTTTAGGGACCGGAGTTAATAAATGTTCTTTAAATTCTGGATTAGTTAATCCGTTATTTTTTTTGTCTGTAATAATTTTCATAAATTTTTATTTTATAAATGGTAAAATTGCCAATTCCTTTGCTTTTGCTTCAACCATAATATCCACATCCAATTCGTATGTATTGGGGAGTGATGTAATATAATCGGAATGAGCTTGT